TTGTCTACTATACTTGATCGTGCACTCATTCGAACCTTCTAGTAATTCGTAGCTTACTCTTCATAAGTTCCACAGCTAGCTCTCTAACTGACTTTGTGATAAGAGTTACTGGGTTTCTAGCTGATGAGCCTTGAGCACCACTTGGCTCAAACGTAGCGTAAGGGTTTTGCATGTAAGTGTAATATATACTTATCATGTCTGATCTCTGCATCGATACTTCGGTTACTTTAGCACTATGTGCAAACCTACCCGTTCTATAATTCAACTTCGGTGACCCCATGTTGCGCTTTATTTGGTCATGTAGTCTAGCGTTTATTAGGTTTTTAATCTGTAAGGCACTAGAGAATTGACCAGTTTTTGCGTTTCTAATAGGGGACTTCTTAGCACCGCCCGCACGCTTAAACAGTTTAACTTTGACTTTGGAACCTGGGGACCCTTTAACAGTCTTGGTTACACTAGTCTTACTCTTAAATTTAGGACTTTTACCAGTCAAAGAACCCATAATAACTACGTCTAGCATATCGTGAATGGACGGAGAGGATTGTATCTCCCCTGCTACAGTGGCAATAGCCTTCGCCACTAACTGTCCTAGTTTTTTCTCTTCGAGGCCTAGGCTGTGTCTATTAACACCTACGGACTGTGGCATAGTTAGCACGAAAATTCCAGTTACGCCCTCTAAAGAGCCACTTTTCTCAGCTTTTAGGGTATAAACTTTATCGTGAGCTGACTTAACTTTATTAAGTTGTTTTCTCACATCAGCAGTAGCCTTAAGTGTTGCAGGGCTGGTTTTCCCTTGTGATTCCAGTGCACTAATAGCGGTAACTGCTATGTTAGCAAATCTGGCAGATGGGGAGTTCGTCTCAGCGTAACTACCTGCAGTGATGTGTCCTTGGTCTAATCCGGCTCTTGACTTAGAATTAACATCCTCGATACTTGCTTTTGCTAATCTAGAAAAATGGACTTTCGCGTGTTCCGGACCCTTAAAGTTCGTGAGCATGTTTTTAACTCTTATCGAGAACTGGGCATGGATCACACTAAGAACAGCCGACATTGCACTGTACGAAGGGGCAATAATTATAAAATCTTTTGTCATATTCTTCGTATTTGAGAACATAACAGGAGTAAACTTTTTTTGGTCTATCCGTGCGTTTACTTCAGCTATAGTACCTACTCTCGGTATCGCTTCCTTAACAGATAGTTTGTATTGAGTATACAGTCTGCCGTAATCTTTCGAGTCGATCTCGGCCTCGCCTTTTATATTATTACGAAGAGCCCTATCATCAAACAGACCTTTGTGGACATGGAGAACGTGTACATCTTTGTCCATCACTTGTCGTGTTGAGTTGATGTTAGTAGGCTTCTTGCCTTTTTTACCTTCTGCAACCCAAAACCAGTTGTCATACCTAGTTTGCTCAACGATACCATCAAGTACTTTAACTAGTGCATTCTTACTCATTAGCCTGGTACTCTATATAAAGATAGTACCCTTTTGATATGTGGAGGCATTTCGGAACCGTTAGTAGCAGAACTATTATCAATACTCTGTCCTGCCATACCTCTAACAGGGTTTTGCTCACGTTTGTTATAGTAAGTAACTAAGTCAAAAATTGCAAGCTTAATATCCGCTGGTAGTGTTGCGTACCCGCCATCATACGTTGCGCGTATAGGCTTTGATCTAGAAGTAGTTGTATCAGCTAAAGATACGGAATTAAATATCTCTACAGTACCATTATCTTCATCTAGTTCATAATCTGTATCTGGAATCGCTACCCAAGTACTTGTAGAGCTAGAAAAGAACTCAAGAGTAGTTAATGCTCTAATTGGAAAATTATCTAGAAAAGCCATTGTGCCTAAAAGTTCAAATGTTTTGTTTGTGTAGGTTATTGGCGCCAGTTCTCTACTGATGTAATTTTCTACCAACTCACTTACCAAGTCTATTAGAATAGTAAGTCGTCCGTCGTGAGTCGGGCTACTTATAGCGTAGTACCCTTTATATTCTTCTAGTGTTATTAATGCCATTAGGTACCTCATTACTTGGGCTTATTTTTGTACCCTTTAGGGAAAGAAACAAAAATAAACCCGGGGCATAAGCCCCGAGTTGATTAGAAGTGTTAAGCTGCTGCGTAAGTAGCTACTGCAACACCTTTGTCAGCGATAATGCTGTTGAAACCAAGACGCTGAGTCGAAGCGATAAGACGACGCTGGCTTTCTACAGAATATTCACTTTGTACAGTAAATCCGCGTAAACGTGGCACTAAGAAGTTAGTGGTGTTAACAAGGACTGCGTAAGTTGCACTTACGGCCTTAGCAGGCATCTGAGTTGAGATCATAACAGGGATACCGTAAACAGCACCAACTTGACCAGTTAGCTTAGTAGCCAAATTGCCTACTTCGTTAACGTTCTGGAACTCAGTATCTTCTAGAAGATCCCAGTAAGCATCTTGAGAAACAATAATCTTCAAGTTGTTAAGCTTCAAGCCCCACTGAGCCAAACCACGACGAGTCTGTAGCAACATCTTAGCAGTTACTTTAACAGTACCGTCTGCCTTAGCAGTAGTAGTGTTAACAGAAGTACCACCAGTAGCAAGAGCACGAGTAATCAAACCAGTAGGGTTGTTTGCAGAACCACTACCTGATAAGAATGCTAGGTCAATCGCGTCAGAGTGAGCTTCAACCAATTGATCGCGCAATAAAGGCAAGATTGGGATGATAGCATCTTCTTCAGTTTCATCAGTGATGAATGACTTACCAGCAAGCTTGAAAGTTTGCAAGATGATCTCTGTAAGACTCTTAGTCAATTCAGGACCAGTTGTCGCTGCAGCACCATAGTTAGCAGGATCTACCCAACCAGCTGATGTAGCGTTAGGGTTGATTGGCAATACTTGTGTAGCAGAAGTTAGTTGAACTTCGCGGAACAAAGGCTGAACAGTAAGCATTTTCTTCATGTCTTCATACAAGCTAGAAGTAACTTCCTGCTCATACTTATCAGAAGAAACCTGACCAGAAGAAGAGGAGTTAACAGCTTTTGCCATGTTAGTACCAAGCTTAGTACCGAACAAGTCTTTGCTGCATACTTTTGCAAGTAAGAAAGCGTCAGTCATGTCGTTCATGTTATATGAGCCAGCAGCGTGCTTATGCTCATCAAATTCCATCTTGTTACCGCGAGCAGCAAGGATAGACTTAATTTCGTCGTTTTTAGCGATGATTTGATCTTGTAGCTCAGCGATTGCTTTAGCGCCTGCTTCAGCACTAACTTTCATACGCGCTTCTAGGTCAGCTACTAGGTTTTCAGTCTGTGATTTAACCACAACTGAGATTCGAGCCGTGTCAGCTTTTTCTTTAGCTTCAGCGTCAGCTTTAACTTTAGCTTCTGCTGCAAGTTTAGCTGCGGATGCTGCAATAGCGGCGTCGATTGTTTTTTGTAATTCTTTCGGATCCATTGAAAATTCCTCGGTTTCTAAGTCCTTAGTGGACATAATTGGTTTAGTGTAATCAGCTTTAAAAGTTTCTAGTTCGTCATCGGAGTCAAAAGACTTAGAGATTCGGAAAGTACTTTCTTGGTTCATAGGTACGGATACTACTGAGATTTCGTGCAGTTCTAAATCTTTAATCACGAAAATATCTGTAGCGGAGTCATAATCTGCATCTAGCACTCTAAAACCTACAGAGAAGGCTTGTAAGACCTCATCTTTAATAAGGTCGTATACTTGACCTGCAGCTTTTGAAATCTTAGCAGTAATGTGTAACCCTTTATCGGTTACTTGATGCGATATCATTTTTCCTACCGGATGACTGTGGTCATGGTAAGCTAAAATAATTGGGTTTTTTAAGTAGTTAGGCAAGGCGCTTTTAGTGCCCCAAGCTTCTTGTACTATAACATCCCCTGCTCTGTCTTTGTCTGTAGTGTTGGCGAATCCTTCAATAATTAGGTCGCCTTCTTCATTTACAGCCTTAGAGAGAAACATGGAATCTAGTTTAAGTAGTTTCTTGTTCATCGTTTTCTCTTATTAACAGGTTCTGGTGCAGGTTCTGGTGCAGGAGCAGCAGGTTTTTCAACCTTCACTGTTTTCTGCATATGTGCTTTAAGTATTACTAGCATTGCTTCGTAAGACTTGAATTCTTTTCTGATAGCCTGCCTAGAGAAGGGTGCGGCTGAATGCGCGCTGTACTCATGACATTCCATAGAAATATCTTTGTCTTTGAAGAAACCAGCTAGCTCATCTAGCATTTGTGTTGACATTAAACGCCCTCGTCTTCGGTTGCAGGCTTTCCGCCTTCTTGCCCAGATACGCCAGTAGCGCTTCCGGCAATGTTTGCAGGTATGCGTATTTCAGTAAGTTCTGGCATATCTGGTAATTCTGGTAATCGTAAAGCCTTTCGAGCCTCTGCGCCAGTCATTATACCATTATTAACTAAACCAGAGTAGTACGCGGCTTCATCTTTCAATTCCGGACGTAGTACCTTAACTTCCGAAATATCCTCTTTTATGTCATAAGTGAAAAACGCTTCAAGCGCTGCAACATACTTATTAACTAAAGGTATAACTGTTACATTGTAGAACAGTTTTAAATTTGGAGATATGTTAGCATTGTTACCAGAGTTAAGCAGTACTGGAGGTACTCCTAACGCCTTAAGTATTCTTTCTTCATGGGTTGTTACACCAGAAGAAAAATCTAACTCTTGGAAGTTGCCAGGGTTGATTGAGTCCAACTCCAGTCCACCGTCTAAGATGACAGGCTTGCGACCACCACTTTTAGGGTTGTACTTCTGGGTCCATACAGCTACCATTCTATCTTTAATTCTTTGACTAAGTACGTCTTTAGTTTTTAAAACCAATCCAGGAACTGCTCCGTTGTTGAAGAAGTTCTCTTGGTAATCTAACATACTGTTTAAAATATTGATGCTCTTTATTGATGCTCGAAGTCTTGAATCACCACGATAGATAGAAGATGCCGAGTTATCTTTGATGTGGATGATTTCGTTGTAAGTATACTTAACTTTCCCATCATACATATAAGAGTCTACAAAAGTCTTCTTATGCGGTATAATCTCAACTCTAGAAGCAGGAAGTACAAATAAGAACTCACCGTCAAAATACAGAAAAGCGTTGCCATCCATGAGCATATCCATGAAGATAGATGATCTAAAAGCGTTAATATCTTGATAAGGGTTAGGTCTTGAATTTAGTAATAAAGCAATTTTCTTTTGCTTTATTGAACCAGCTAGTCCAGTAAAACCAAGTTTTTCTTTTACGTCATACTTGATAGCACTAGCACTGTCAATAATCAGATCCACACCACGACGTACTACTTCTATGTCTTTGTACGCTTGCGCGAACTTGTAAGGGTGTTTAGTAGTTACTACCGAGGTACCTTCAGCGCTCGCTATTTCTTCCTGAGCAGGGTTGAGCTTAGTCATCCCGTACTTCTCTAAATCTTTCTCAAACTGCACATCTTCTGCAGTACGAGTATCTCTTGAAAATAAAGCCATCTATCTTTCTCCTAGGCTATGTGCTTTAATCTTTGTTTTTCCACCCAACGTGGCTGCTTTTCAGCAGTACTAAGCTTAGGATTCTTACCGTATACTTGATGCAGTTTGGCGTGATGCGCTTTGCATAATGTAACACAAGCATTAATCATTTCATCCCAATGGTCTTCGATGAATCGGTCACGTACTAGAAGAATATCTTCGGCAGTTTCAACTACCAATTTATTCTTAGCAATCCAGACTTTATACATCTCAGCTACTGAGTGATAATGATGGAACTCTAAGGTCTGCGTGGAAGCGCAGATATGGCACTCAGTTCCCTTAGGGTACTGAGACTTGATGCGATCTCGGATGTACTTTACTGGCATTCTTAACAATTCTGCCACGCGATTACCTCCGTACTTCCGCTTTTTTAATTATTGTGTTTGGCAAGGAAGGCTTAAGTTGCTAAGTGCCT